CCACCCGCTGACGGCCCGTCCTTGGCGCTTCCCCCTGGTGCATTAACATGGACGCCGTACTTGACATCGGTGTTGTAGAGTTTTGACAGTTCGTCGATGCGTGACTTGGAAGTGAGACGGTATGCCAACGTCATAGCGATGTTCATTGACTCCTGCATGACGTCGCCCTGCTGTCCCGTCAGCTTCATGCGCATGAACTCCCCACCAGGGTAAAAATTGGCTTCTATAGGAAGCGCGCCGCCCTGGCCCTGGGAGTTCGCCCACATTCCCGTGGCGTACCCGACACGAGACTCTGTCGGAACTTGTGTCACTATGACGGGTGCATAGTCCTTGAAGTGCTTGTGTTGCACGTCGTCCAAGGTTACTGTGATGGGACACGTGATAGGTTGTGTCCCCGTCAACATATCCAGGTTCAGTTCAGTCACAATCTCGAACAGCTTCTCCTTCAGTTTTCGGATACCCGCTTCACATGTGTAGTTGTCCACGATAAATCTTACTACTTCGTCGGGTATATCCACCGATCCTGTCAGTCCTACGTCGGCGTAGATCTCGGGCAAGGTATAGTTGCGCGCGATATGAATCTTGTCGTCCATAGAGAGGTGTGCGAATTTCACACGATGGATTCGGTCGAGCAGGATCCGATCAATCTGGTCGGGGTCGTTGTACGAGAGCACGAAGAGCACCTTGGACAGATCAATATCAACGCCAGCGAAGTATTTGTCCTGGAACTTGTCGTTCTGTGTGGGATCCAGCATATGGGTCAGGATACCGACCAGCTCGCGCCCGTTCTCGGTCTTCGATATCTTATCGAGCTCATCAATGAAGATGATGGGGTTCATGCACTGCTTGTCAATGAGGATCTGTACAATAGATCCCCAAGTGGAACCCACGTAGGTGTATCCATGGCCGTGCAGAGTGCTACCGTTCGCGTCACCACCGATGGCAATCATAGCGAATGGGCGCGGCTCGCCGTTCTCGTCGCGCAGACAGTTTGCGAGTCCGTACTTGGCTAACGACGTCTTTCCACATCCTGGGACGCCTTCAAATCCAAAACAGTGACCTACCTGATCGCCCGATATCCACTGACCGACGACGCGCATGATCTGCGCCTTAGCCGCATCATGCCCGTACACGGCCTTGTTCAATGTATCCGACACACTGGTCATATATGTAGAAATTGATACAAACATTTTTAGTACTTTGTCCATATCGGATGCGGTGCGCGCATGCGTCTTGTTCAGGCGTCGGTGCGCACTGACGAGTGCAGTTGATGGGACGTCAGTTGCTTCTGTTGTAGCAAGGGTTGAGATAATCCCTTCGATGAGTTGGAGCTTGTTCGCCTTTGGTGTTCCAAAAACCGTACAAGCACTCGTACACGTCGTTTCGTAAAAGGTCACGACAGACTTCTTATTCATCTTCTTCAAACATGCAGTCAGATCTTCCACCATCGCCACACGACCCAACCCAGTGTCGTCAGTCTCCATAAAATTATGTATCATGTGACGAATTTCCATCAGATTCATGTTCTTCTGACCAGTCGCATTCACAGGGACCATCGACGTCAGGCTGGGCGACGACGACATGATTTCTCCAAAGAGAACTTTTATATTATCCCCAATATCCATCACGGCTTCACGGCGGATGATTCCAAATGGAATTTTCAAGAGTCCATCAAGGTACTGACGAGCCTTCGAACCATTGTCGTCTGACTTTGACTTGACTTCGCGCAGCTTAGTGGTCGCCTTTTCCTTGACACTGTCGCTCGCTCGCATGAGACAGATCTGTTGTTCCATATTTATTTTGGAAGAGTCTAGCTTCCCAACCTTTTTCATGTACGTAGCGGTATCCACAATGGCATAGTTGAACAATTCATGCATTTTCCAAGTGAAGTTATCAAGAAGTTCAGTTTGTTCGCTTGTGTCAGACGACACATTATCTGAACGACCGTTATCAGGTGCAGTCTCAACCGTCATTAAATCGTATAAAAAATAAGCAATATATCGGTTCGTTCCTCGGCCCATTTTCGCGGTCAAAAGCAAAAATAGTATTATATCCCGCTTCGATATCAGTGATCGTGAGACGAACTCGTTTGACATGGCGACGAGCGATTGGCGTTTAAACATCTTCAGATTGATAAACCCTCCAATATAGGCGGCATACATATCCGCTGGCGCATTGTATACGATCCACTGTTTCGCGTTCATGCACTGCAAGAAGTTTATGAAACTTGTTTCATCTATTTCAGGAGGGATTGCTGATATACAATGCATATACTTATCATTTATATGTGCGCTATTTACGAGGTCAATATCCATGTCGTCCATGACACCCGTCACAAACATGGCAGTTTTCTTCTTGGGGTTCTTTATATAGACGACCATCCCATTGACTTGGGTATGCATCGACTCGCCATAACGAGACGATACATTGAAACCATCAAACGTTTTCCCATCGGCAATGATGTTCATCACTGTATATTCGTCGCCCAAATCGTCCATTCTCGGCTTGTTTTTTATGGAGGATACGTCGGCTATGTCGATCATGGTGTAGCGCAAGGGATGAAACTGAGACTCTAGTAGGACTATCAGATCGGCATCCACATTATTCAATATGGATGTCCGATAATCCTTACCAAAACACACGTAGAGAAAATCTATGAAGCGCGACGTTCCCCATCTTTTGACAATGTTTGACAACGACATATTCATGGTTTGTATGCCAGAAATGACACCATCGTATTCGCCGTCCTTTATTTGTTGAAGATCGGTATATATTGTCATACCCGTCTTCCGTGTGGCGCGCAGCTCGCCGACGCATATTTTCATATCATGTCCTTTAACGATCTTCTTTTTTTTATTGTCGCATGCGTATATGTACGTTCGCTGAATAATCTCAGTAAACCGATTCAATATACATGTGAGTGAATGCCGTATATCGTCTTGGTTAATCGTACCACTACTGGTGCTGGGACTGATTGTGATATTGTTGCTGGTACTACCGAAATGGCTATCTGGGCACTGATGAACGATATTCGTACCAACGTTCATTGTATGGATTGACATCTTAATATACTAGCCCGCCTAATACGTAATATAGGTATACATATTTTATCAATGACGCACACACACGCATATGCGTTTATCCGTACATACATACATACATATATACATACCACGTAATCAGTCAGCTCAATTGGTTTTCAATTTGGTGTTTTCATCAGAAGACGTATCCGTGTCACTTTCTTTACTATCGTTCTTGGACATATAATCCATGTACAAATACGTCAGAGCGTTTACAGTCAGATCCAATAAGTAAATAAATATGATTCCGACCACAATATTGGTAACATTGGATTTATATCGCAATACCGTTGCCAGGAACATATTTGGAATGAAAAAGGTGAAGAATGCATATAATGTTCCCTTTAGCATACCGATTTCACGACCATAGAGTAGTCCATACTTAGATGCGTTTGCAGCGATACCCGTAATGGCTAGCATATCTATAAACGTTTTCAAAAACTCTTCCTTTCTTGTTTCAGGAGTTTCTGGATACAACTCAATATTAAACCGTGGTTTGAAAATAGTGATTGTTAACAGATTAAGTATTTCGTTAATAAACGGCATAATAAGTGCATACAAATCATAATATCCGTCTATCTTTCGTATACCTAAATACAGAACATCTTCTGTAAAGTTTTTCTCCATGATAATACTGAACATTAAATATTTGTACACAAATGTGCATAGCACATAGTACATGTGATAACGATATAGATGCGTGTGCGCATACCATACAGTAGTTATAACCACCTAATAAGAACACAAAGTATCTATGGGCATTCCAAGTTATTTTTCATACATCGTAAAGAACCATCCCGAGATACTACAAAAGTATCTTAGTGGGACAACTACCATAATACACAACCTGTATATGGACTGCAACTCCATCATATACGATTCGTTTTATGGCATGACCGACGAAGAGAAGAAAGGGGATATCGCTAAATATATGATTCAAAAAGTAATAGTGAAGATAAATGAGTACATCGTGGAGATAAACCCTTCCAATACGATCATCATCGCATTTGACGGCGTGGCACCCATGGCGAAACTAGACCAGCAGCGCACACGCAGATACAAATCGTGGTTTCAGGCGAATATCACAAATGAGTTGTTTGGGAAGACAGAGGAGAAGTGGAGCACTGCAGCCATCACACCAGGTACCAGTTTCATGAAGCAGCTGAATACAGAAATCGTTGAACACTTTGAGAATCTGATCATTCAACCCACAATCATCGTCTCTACCACCGACGACGCGGGCGAAGGCGAACACAAGATTTTTCAACATATTCGCGACCACGCAACCGAACACTCGACACAGAACACGGTCGTATACGGCCTAGACGCCGATTTGATCATGTTGGCCATCAACCATCTCCCCCTATGTAGCAATATCTACCTGTTTCGTGAAACCCCTGAGTTCATCAAATCAATCAACGCAGACTTGGAACCAGAACAAAGCTACCTACTAGACATTCCACAACTGGCGAAGAACATCGTAGGGGATATGATGGATGGACTAGAACAACCACAGCAACAACAACAGGACGGGCGTCTCCGCGACTACATCTTCCTCTGCTTCTTCCTAGGTAACGATTTCCTACCCCACTTCCCTGCACTCAACATTCGCACAGGAGGCATCGATAAGCTCCTCTCGCATTACCGCAGCACTTTAGGGAAGACTGCTAACAAATGTATCGTTGTCGGTCCGACCGCAGATAAACCAGGAAAAATCATATGGAAGAACTTGCGCACCGTACTCGCTTCTTTAGCGGGTTGCGAGAAGGAGTATATCCGTACCGAGCTTGTTCTTAGAGCCAAGCGAGAAAAACGGTACGCACATCAAGACGTATCTACCCCCGAGCTGAAATACGACAAGTTTCAGAGCATACCATGCTACGAACGCACAGTGGAGAAGCACTTAGATCCCGACGACGACGCGTGGCGACACAAGTATTATACAACCCTGTTCCATACAGAACCCGACGACGAACGTGTGCGACAGATATGCCAGAACTATTTAGAAGGACTGGAATGGACATTCGGATACTATACAACCGCGTGCCCCGATTGGGGATGGAGCTACAAATACCAGTACCCACCTCTTCTACAAGATCTGTTGCGCCACATCCCATACTTTGATACCCAGTTCATCGCTGACAACGACACACCACCCGTGTCACAATATGTACAACTGTGTTATGTATTACCACCCAAGAGTCTGACACTTCTTCCCCATAAATTGTATTCGCGTCTTCTGAAAACGTGTCCCGAGTATTATCCAGAGTATTGCGAATTCACATGGGCATTCTGCAGGTACTTTTGGGAAGCGCATGCAGCTCTTCCTGAAATAAAGGTATCGGTATTGGAAAAGATCGTTGCACTAAGTACAAACACAACTGTGGAGATAGTGGCTGCATAAACTGTATGTGATGGATATATAGACTGTATATGGGCAAATGGACTTAGACAAAGAATATTATATTGAGTATACATTAAATGCTTAGCAAAGTGTTTTTAATCCTCTCCGTCACATTGTGTGCTTCTCTTTCACAAGCTACTATGACACCCACTCTCCAAGAGCGTTTTAGCAATTGGGTCGATACTCATGCAGTCAAGTTCATCAACCACGCCCACGAATACGGCACCTTCGCCACATGGGTAGAGAACGACAAACACATTGAGACCACCAACGCACGTAACCTCACCTACTCCCTTGGCCACAACCAGTTTTCTGGTATGACCATCTCCGAATACAAGGACTTCCTCGGCTTCGACGCGACCCAGAAGCCATCTGGCATCTCCAGTCTGCGCGGTGCCGCACCTTGTCGCGCAACCGCTGGTGGTTGTACTCAAGCCGCATCTGTTGATTGGGTCACTGCTGGTGCCGTCACACCCGTGAAGAACCAGGGTCAATGCGGATCCTGTTGGTCTTTCTCCACTACGGGTGCTCTTGAGGGAGCCTATTTCATCAAGAACAATGACCTAGAATCCTTCTCCGAACAACAACTTGTCAGTTGTGATAATCGCAAGAACCATGGCAAAGACATGGGCTGCAACGGCGGTCTCATGGACAGCGCCTTCTCATGGATTGAGTATAACAATGGTCTATGTGCCGAAGAGGACTATGTATATACCTCTGGTGACACCAAGAGCGCAGGCACTTGTATCCAAGGGTGTGATAACATCGTCGGAAGCAAGATTCAGTCTTTCGTTGATGTTTCTCCTTCCTCTGATGCCGATATGATGGACGCTCTCACCAAGCAACCCGTCTCTATCGCCATCGAGGCCGACCAGAAAGATTTCCAATTGTACACCTCTGGTGTCTTCACTGGTGCATGCGGAACATCACTTGATCATGGTGTGCTTACTGTGGGATATGGCACCATGAATGGTGTTGACTACTACCGCGTCAAGAACAGCTGGGGAACCACCTGGGGAGACGAGGGATACATCTATCTCGGTCGCGGAAGTGAGTTCAACAACGGAGCTGGACAATGTGGTATGCTCATGCAGGCCAGTTATCCAGTGCTATAATAATCACACACACACCTAATTTATACCTACATCTAATAATGCAGATATGAATAGAAACAACACATCATACCATACAATTATACCTCTATTGCATCGGGTTTCGCGGAACCTCTGTATCGTTATCGCCATCAACACCATTGAACCACATAACATCGTCCCTCGGTGATTCCATCATCCGCCACATATGCGTCCTGGTTAGACGAGGGCACAAGGGGATGGTTACGTCGTCGATCATTTCATCCTCAACGCCTTCTTCGACAGGCGTATAGTTGGACAGCAGACGGGATTTCATGTCACAAAGATGTATTTGTCGCTCATGGTAACCATGCAGCACAGTATCTTCATAATCGCACCGACTCGTACACTGCTGTATCATATTCGTCGTCATATTTATGCTATTGGCCAACACCTTCTGTATAGAATGCGAGGCGCGGTGCATCTGGTACATATTGTTCTCTTCGGTCGGAAGGAGACCATACTGCAATGCCATGCCACGAAGTTTGGCTTTGCTTTGCGCCAATTCCTCGTCAAGACTCTCTTTGAACCGATGATAATTATCTCTTTTTTTCTCACAGTCACGTATCTCCGTCACAATAAGACAGTATTCCGTGTTGTAATTTTGGAGCGTTTCGCGAACCGTTCTAATACACACACTCGCTAGACGACACTGAGGACAATCAGCTTTACCCCGTTCCATCCACAACCGAAGACAGTTGTTACACGCAGTGTGCTCACAACACTTATAATGTACCAACATGTCGTTGCTCTGGTCCTTGTCCACCACACCCGTTCGCATACACACCGAACAAGAGTACTGCATACCTGCAGTATTGACCACAAAATGATCACCGAACTCGTCCGATGACATGACTGGTATTGACATTGTATGACTGGTTGTTATTTGGAGTTTTATGATATGTATGACTAACACACACGAGATGATATCAATTTTTTGGGTAGGCGGAGCAACCTGGCATTGCTGGGTAGGCGGAGCAACCTGGCATTGCGAGGTATTTACGCCCTCACAGTCGTAATGGTTTTTGTACCAACACCACCTGCCGTCTTGCGGTCCAGCACGAGGCTCCTGCATACGATCCCGACGTTGCGGTCTTCCAGTTTGACGTCATCTACCTTCGTCACCTCCACTATCAGTTTGTGGTACTGATTGCGCCGCGAATCGGTACCTCGGAAATGGTCTGGGTACGTC